CCGTCCGTGCCGCGAACCGAGATACGGAGGTTGGTGTCAGACGTCAGGTTGAAGACCATCTGTCTGTTGGTTGACAGCGTAGGAGGGGTGGCTGTGACGTTGGAAATCGTATCGCCGGCAGAGTTGATTCTGACTCGAATCGTGTTTGCAGACGCAAGAACCAGTTCACCAGAGGATTGTGTCGCGTACAGTCCGATCAGATTTGCGTCCCAATAAAGGAGGCCCTCACGAATACCGTTGCGGTAATACTCATGTCGAGCATCCACAGCGGTCGCCACAGAAAAGCGAGCCTGCGGTCCACTTCCCTCAACGTGCAGCTTCGCCGCAGGACTCGTAACCCCGATGCCGAGGTTCCCACTAGCATCCAGCGTCATCGCCTGAGTGAAGGTGATGGGGTTGCCAGCGGTGCCGGAGGGGGCGGTGAACCACTTATGTGCGCCGCTCAACTGCGAATATAAAGTCGTTGCATCGCCAGTCGTTTTGTAATTAAAGGCGTTGCTTGAGCCTTCATACACTCCAAAACCAAGATTTGCAGAGCCGTTGGCTTGCTCCCAAAGAGTCAAATAACCGTTTGCACCAGACTGAAATGCCCTCGCTCCACTTCTCCACGCACTCGGCGTAACCCCCACGCCGACGTTGCCGCCAAGATCCTGCAACACCAAGTCACGCGCACCATTCCCAGAACCGTTGTCGAACGCAGTGATTGCTGCGTAACGATTTGCTCCGGTGGCATCCGTCTTGAGTCGGAAGTAAATGCCGAAGTCATCCGCATCGGTCGTTGTGATTCCTGCAACAGTAGCAAGAGAAGCGGTCGTCGCTTTGGTTCCAGAAGATGCTTGTAAACGATATGAAGGAGAACGCCCCACGCCCAAGCCGGTGGAGTTGAGGGTCATGGCGAGCGATTCTCCAAACGCCCACAAATGATTGCCGCCGGTCAGCGCGTTGAAATACCAACTATCAGTTGTAGAAGCTCCACCGATGTATCGCGTGGCAGCACCGAGTCCGGCAGGTGTTCCCGTCAGTACCCATCCAAGCGAAGACTGGAAGCTGCCAACGATGTCCAACGGACGAGCCGGACTCGCCGTCCCAATACCCACCCGATTGTTCGCCGCATCCACAAACAACGTGTTCGTGTCCACCGTCAGGTTGCCGGTGATGGTGGCGGAGGCGAGGGTGGCGGTGCCGGAACAACCAAGAACATTGTTGATGCTGATCTTCTTGGTAGTACCAGAAGCCGCCATTGTCGTGTCACTTACATCGACAATCGGAAGCACATCATTCGCGGGATCAGCCGCAGTCAGTGCCGTAAGTGCTGTGATCTTCGTGTCGGGCATATCAATAAACGGTTAGAATGAACTTGCTTGAATCTTCGGTGAGGAGCAGATCAGTGCCCTGCTCGGTGGCAATTCGATCATAGGTTCCAAGACTGAGAACGATCTTGCTCGCGTCTTCCAACAGGACGAAGAAGTCGTCCTCCTGCAACAGGTCCCGGCGCAGGATCGGAGGATCGATCGGAGTGACGCCACCGCCACCCACCGATGCCAACCGAGTTCCTAGAGCCAGGGTAGTCACAGGTCATCAGGACTGGATCACGCCATTCGTGGCCCACACCACACCGCTGGAAAGCTGGAAGCTGTTGATCGGGGCTTGAATCGTCACACCTGCCGGGATCGTCACGCTCGAAAAGGTTCCCACGATGTTCGCCCCGCTGATGCTGGAGATCACGGTCGGAGCTAGGAACGTCAGCGCAACGAACGGACCGGTGTAGCTGGCCGTGTCCTGCACGAGTCGGCCACCGGCAACTCCCATCGAATACTGAATGGCTTGGTTTGATACGTCGCTCATATGTCCCAAATCTTCCGAATCTGATTCTTGGTGAAAGTACTCTCGAAGCGCGATCCCTGCCGATCTTCCAACCGGCTGAACCCTTTCTTCACATGATCCTTGAGTTCGGCCTCGCGGGCAAAACCGGTGACCCCGAAGCGGGCCACCGGCTGCCTCGTCCAGCGTTCCCCTTTGATCACAATGGAATCGGTTCCCATCGGAGCGATATGCTCGATGCACCGGCCCTTGTTCTCGAAGGTGTAGATCGGCATCTTAGCCCTCCATCTCGCTGTCGTATTCCTCGGCCATCTTACGCATGCCTTCTTTGTCCATGGGGCCGGCCATCTCTTTCTTGTCCTCCTTGGACTCGTACTCGGCGGGCATGCCGTTGACGCTACGGATCTCGATGTAGGCTTCTCCGTTGTCGAGCTTCTTCAGTACACCGCGAACATCATCCAGAACAACCTCATCACCGACCTCGGGCATGGCCTGTTCGCCATCCTCCATGTCGGTGGAGAGAGCCTCGATAGGAATCGAAATCATGGGCGCATTGTTGTCAGCCTCTTCGCATCCGCAAGCGGAATGAGAAGGGGCACCACCGATTGCTCGATGATGCCCCTTTGGGCCGACGGCGATCACCATGATGGTGGCCGTCTTGGGTTTCATTACAGCGTGGTCGAGGTCTTCGTGCGATGCACCAGGTACCAGACCGGGTTGCCGGTGGAACCGGTGTTACCAGCGGCCAGACGCATGGCACCAAAGAAGAGCTTCACGCCGACCGTGACGAGCTGGTTCAGCGGGTCGCTCTTGTCCGGGGTGTCGGTGATCACGATCTTCGGGGAGAGCGGATCATCACCGGTCAGGGCGGGGATACCGAACGCCTCGTTGCCGAAGAAGAACGAAGCGATGATGTCCTTGCTGACCGCCAGACCGCCACCGGCAGGGGTGGCCTGATATACGAACTCATCGCCAGCGGTACCGGAGCCGGTGCTGACGAACGAGTTGGTCTGGATGACGACACGGCAACCGTAGATGGAGCCGACCTCGCCCTTGTAGAACGGCTGGCCCTTGTTGCCGTAGTTGGAGGCGTTCAACCAGTCGCTGTCGCGCATCAGGTCGCGGGCGCGGTCATCGTGGTGTTGGCAGCGGTCGTGTCGCTGTTCAGCGCAGAGAAGGTCTGCGTGGTCAGCGTGGCCGGGTTGCCGTACACCTTGATGCCACCGGAAGCGGCGGCGGTGTTACAGGCGTCCGAGTTGTCGAACGTGCCACCACCCTCGGCAGCGGAACCGATGGACGAACCGCTGGCCGTGAGGTTGGAGCCGATCAGCGTGTTGCGGATCACCGAGTCAACCCAGAGGGCCATGTCCAGACCGCTGGTCTTGGTGGCCTGCTGCAAGCTGTTGAACAGGTCGGTGGCGCGGAGGATGTCCGTGAGGCCGATGACCTGACCGTACTGAGTGAGGCCCTTTTCGAGCTTGTTCAGCGCGAGAGCACGGTAGTTGGCCGAGGCGATGGCCGTACCTTCACCCAACGACTGGACACCGCTGATGCTCGGGGGCCCGAATCGGAACATGGCCAATTTCTGGCTCGCGCCAGCATAACCCTGATTCTTGGGAATCGGGTTTTTCATGGCGAACTGATCGAGGATCGTCTCTTGCTGAACCAGAGTAAGCAGCTCTTTGCTGAAGTACGTCTGGAACTGGTTAGTAAGCGTAGTTGAGGTCGTGACTGGCATATTTCAGTTGTGGTTGTGCCTTAGGCTGCTTCCCGGTCGAACTCTCGTGACGCTCGCATGAGTGCCTCCCTCTGCTCCTTGAGGGACAGCCGAGAGAAATCCTTCTCCTCGGCCTTGAGTTGTCCTGCCGGAATGCTCTTCCCAATGGCGGTCTTCTGCTGGAGCTTTTCCAACTGTTCCTTGAGAGCTTTGTTCTCGCTCTCAAGCGACTGAGCTTTGCCAGCGGTATTTTGCAGCTTCATCAGTTCAACCGCATGGACGAGTCCATCCGGCATCCCCGCGAGGAACGGCACACGCTGGAGAATCTCAACAGTCCGCTTGTACTCGGCACTCGACTGATCCTTCAACCACGGCTCCTTGTCGGCCAATCGATTGTAGTTGTCAGCCCACTGCTTTGCCATGCGCTCCTGCTGGACCTTCTGCGCCTGCTGGGACGCGGACTTGCGAACCCCCTCGGCCTTGGCTCGCGCTGCCTTGGCCAACTGGGTGTC